GCCCAGACCGGGTTCGATCTGACGTAGGTGAGACGGGGCCAGTCCCGAGTGTCCAGGGTCAGGTACTCCCCGCGCACGTACCAAAGGTTGGGGACCCAGACCTCGGGACACTCGCCCCAGAGCAGGACACCGAGGGAGAGGGTCCCGACAACGACCCAGAGGAGGCAGTAGCATTGTTCCATCACATGCCCTCGCGCTGTATCTTCAGGAAGGCCCGCAGCGCCGCGTGAACCGCTCGCTTCCAATCCTCTGAAGGTCCATTAATCAGGTAGAACCTAAGTCGGTCCTCCAGGGCCATGTCCTGCGTGGGGGTGAGCCTGCCCTGGAGGTAGTCCGAGAAGGTCAGCACCACGTCATAGGGGAGAGAGAAGTGCCGGCTGATCGCCAGGTAGGGGTAGCTGCGGGAGGGGTTGACCCACGATACCGTAGCGGCGTAGGGGCTCTCCGGGGAGGGATTGTCCGAGGGCAAGCCGCGATCCATCACGACGCCTCCTCCATTATACCCGGGAGGGCCTCCAGGGAGACGACCTCTCCATCCATCTTCCAGAGCACCCGGCGGGGATTGCCCTGGCTATCCGTGAAGTAATAGATCATGTCCCGGCCGAGGGGGAGGCCCTCCGGGGCGATCTGGCGGAACATCCGCCGGACCCTCCCCGCTCCCCGCCCTCCCGCTATCACGTTCAGCTGCTTCAGCATGGTGATGATGCTCCAAATCTTGTGTGGTTAGATTGGTTTGCCGTTCAGACCCCGGACCTCTTAAAGTCCTCGGCCATCTTCTTCTCGGCCCGCAGCCTCTTATCCCGGGATAGGGTCACCCAGCGGGGCATCACGTCCTCGTGCGCGTACACGAGAACGTCGGTGTGCCGGTTCTCCTTCGCGTCGTAGACCCGGTTGAACAGGTAGCAGCGAACCGTGAGGTGCTCCGCGTCCTTGGCCTGGAACCTCCGGAGCGCCGCCACCCCGTCACGCCCGAGTTCGTAACGGGTCTCCGAGGACATGGTAGTGACTACCATGTGCAGGTTGAGCCGGGTCTGCGGTGATACGGTGAGGGCCACTACTGCGAGACCGGGTAGCGCATGGCAAATATCTCCTCCGCCGTCTCCTTCACGTCCACGTAGCCGTAGATGGAGTGGGGCACCATAGGTGGAGACTTGGGCTGCATCGAGGGCAGGGCCACGGCGGCTACGGCGGGGAGCATGATGCGGGTGAAGTGCTTCTCCCCGTCCCGGAGCGTCAGCATGAAGGCGGCCACATCCACGTTGACCTGAACCGGGTTCCCGTCCGGGACAACGGCGGTCAGGGTAACCCACGGCGTGCCGTGCAGCATGTTCTTGAGGTTATTCATCGTTACTTCTCCTTGAAGATTGACACGAGGGGCTGAAGGGATATCTCCCGGAGACGAGAGACCGTGCTCTCCGTCACCGAGAAGGCGAATACATCGTTCTGGTGTCGCATGGCCTGAAAAAATAGGAGCGTCAGCTCGTGCCGGAAGGCGTGACCACCTACGAGGTCCCGGGGCGCAAAGCGGCGCACAAACTTCTCCAGGTCCTCGGAGAAGCGCTCGTGAGAGACGGAGGCTGTGCGCCGAGCCCGGGCGAGCACCTCCTCGTCGTGAGGGTCGCTCACGCGAACACCACCCAGGGTCCGGTCTTGTCGCCCCGGGCCGCCTCGCGGATATCACGCCGCGTGACCCCCCGCTTTAGCAGGGAGCGTATCGTAACCCCGGGCCGGAACAGCTGGAAGCGATGAAAGGAGGGGGTGGTGGGCAGGCGTGGGTTGCGCACGACCGAGACGACGCGGCGGTCGTCCGGGGTCTCTACCCGGGGGACGACGGGCAGGGGAACGCAGTGGGAGAAGCCCGGGACCCTCTGGATGGGCTTGCCTATCAGGACCTCTACCTCGGGGATCAGGTTGAGGCGGAGCAGCTCCAGGCAGAGGTCGGCCTGGCCGTATCCTGACTGCTGTAGCTCGTCAAATAGGTCGCCAGACCCCTGAAGATTGAACCTGACGGTCATGGCGCGGGTGACCCCCGGGGAGAACGTATCGATTGCGGCGCGGTATCGCTCCAGCATGTAGTGACCTCCTGAGTTGCCTACGGGTAGCACCGTAGGCCCGCAGAAGGGGCCAAGTCTAGGGGTTCTAAAAAATTATTTTACCCCCTATTCGTTCCCCTCCCAAGCTCACTATTATCAAAATGACGGCAGTGATCAAATCTGTATTTATACCCGTTCCGTTCCCTCCTCGTTCTAATCGGGAACCCGGCTTCAATTAAGGCGAACTAAGGCGTGTGGTAATAAAAGCGCCATACCTTCAACGAGCCATCCGCTCGTGTGGGAATCAAATCGTGAGGCAATCGTGAGCTAAATGGGAGGTGGAAGTTAAACGGGGGGTGGAACTTACGAGCGTACCCCCTCGCGCTCACTGTCATTTCTCTCGCGCGAGGCATACTCGCGTGCCTCGCGATAGGCGGCCGGGGGACGAGGGGGTATGTGGGAATATGCCGCTGACCGTGCTGAGGGGGGCTTGCCGGGGTTGTGCGGGTCGGCTAGAAACCGGACCCTCATCGTTGTGACGCCTCGGGGACCACGAAATTGGATTGGTGCGCAGCTACACTTCAGCCTGGGGGCCGCCTCAGGGCAGAGGCCAACCTGGGAGCGCAGGGCTTCTCCTGCTACTCCCCCCGGTTCTTCGACGACGCGGTCAAGACCGTCACCGACCTGTTCCCAGGTTACATCCTCATCAAGCTGAACCGCTTATTCTGGCGCTCCATAGAGGGGACGCGCGGGGTGAGCAGTGTGGTTAAGATGGGGGACGAACCTTGCTTGACTAACAGTGCGGAGATTGGAAAGATTAGGGCGCTGGAGGGGTTGGACGGCCTGGTCAGGCTCCCCCGCATGATGCCGCCGCGCCGCTTTCGCCGCGATCAGCAAGTAAAGCTTCTTCATGGCGGGCCGCTCGCGTCCTGTCACGGCAAGACAGTCATTTATCAGGGACACCTACCCGAGCAGCGCTGTCAGGTGCTACTCCACATACTCGGGCGAGGCGTCTCACTAGTGGTGCGTGAAGAGGACCTCGCGGCTCTTCCCACCTAGTGGAAGGGGCTTGCCCGTCTCTCATCATTGTCATCGGCATGCCCTTCCATAGTCAAGGGACCGGCGGTAGCGTGCCTGACCCCAGACAGAAGGATTTTCCACATGCCGCGACCGTCGCGTAACCCCGCTCATGTTATTCAGAGCCACAACCCTGACCGAAAGCTTCGCTCGCATGTGGTCCAGGCTCGTAATAAGGCACAAAGTGCCCGCAACATGCGGCTGCCGTTCTACAACAAGACAAAGGCGGAGATGGAGGACGACCTCCGCCGGGCCGTAGAGGCTACACGTGGCCCGCACGCCGAGTAGGAGCAGCTCCCGGGGCGGGGACCCGGATCAGAAGATATCGGCCAAGCACATGAAGTTCCTCAAGGCCTACACCGAGGCCGGGAAGGGACACACCACGATTAAGTCCGCCGCGATTGCTGCGGGATACCCGGCGGCCTCGGCCGACAGCCAGGGCTCCTGGATACTGGGCAGGCCCAACGTAAAGAAGTGGCTGGAGGCGCACGACGCCAAGCTGGCCGAGAAGCACGACATAACGATGGACAAGATTGTCGCGGAGTTGGCCAAGATAGGGTTCTCCAACATCGTACACTATCTCGGGGTAGACGCTAACGGGCTCCCAACTTTTAAGAACCTGGACGAGATACCCGAGGAGCGCATGGCTGCCGTTTCCGAGATCACGGTGGACACGTACAAGGAGTTTGAGGGTCGGGGCGAGGACCGCGAGCAGGTGGGCCGCACGGACAAGATCAAGTTTAAGCTGGCGAACAAGGTGGAGAGCCTCGTGACGCTGGCCAAAGTTCTCGGGTTCATGCCGACGGGTAACGGCGGTGGCCGGGGTGGCGACGACATCGACCCCTCGCAGCAGAAGGTGACCATCCGGGTCGTGGGCCGTGCGATGCCACTCCCGAGGCGCAAGGGCGAGGAGAATGCTTAGGGCCTCGACACGCCTGGCGAGAGAGATCAACCCCGAGTTCACGGTGGAGGTCCCGCTCCTCTATGACGACCAGCAGAGAGCCTGGGACGAACTCTGTGACGAGCAGTACGCCATCCTGAGGTGCGGCCGCCGGTATGGCAAGACGGCCTTTGGTGGAAATTATGCGACCGATGGTGTGGTGGCCGGGGAGCCGGTGGGGTGGTTCGCCCCCTCCTATAAGATCATGTCGGAGGTCTACCACGAGCTGTCGGTCATACTAGACCCGATTAAGATACACGCCTCCAAGACGGATGGCATCATACGGTGCGTGGGCGGAGGCCGGGTAGACTTCTGGACGCTAGAAAACCTGGACGCGGGCCGGTCCCGTAAGTACGGCCGCATTGTTATAGACGAGGGGGCCTTTACTAACAACGAGACGATGATGGACCAGTGGGAGAAGTCCATTGAGCCCACGCTGGCGGACTACGACGGTAAGGTGCTTGTCTGCTCCAACACTAACGGAGTGGACCAGGAGAACTTCCTGTACCGCATCTCCCCGGGAGGGGCGGACAAGCCCAAGCCGGGAGCCAAGCGAGGGGCGAGGTACCAGTTTAAGGAGTACCACGCCCCCTCCAGCCGTAACCCCTACCTGTCCGCCAAGTTCCTGGCGAACAAGAAGGCCAACTCGCACCCACTAGTGTGGCGGCAGGAGTACCTGGCCGAGTTCGTGGACTTCTCGGGCGTGTCCTTCTTCTCAAAGGATAGCCTTACCGTCAACGGGGAGCCGGTCCCGTCCCCGACAAGGTGTGATGGTGTGTTCGCGGTCGTGGACAGCGCGGCCAAGACCGGGAAGGACAATGATGGCACGGCGGTTACCTACTACGCGCTGATCAATAACGTGCTCCACCCGCTCCTGATACTGGACTGGGATATAGTTCAGATTGAGGGATCGCTGTTGGATACCTGGCTCCAGGGTGTGTTCCTGAAGCTGGAGCAGCTCGCTAGGGACCACAAGGCCAGGGGTGGCTCCCTCGGGGTGCACATCGAGGACAAGTCCACCGGGACCGTCCTGATACAGCAGGCCAAGCGGCGCGGCTGGAACGTGCACGAGATTAACTCGAAGCTGACCGCAATGGGCAAGGACGAGCGCGCCATGAACGCCTCGGGCTACGTCTATACGGGAAAGGTCAAGTACACCCGGGCCGCCTTCCACAAGGTGACCGTGTACAAGGAAGTATCCCGTAACCACCACCTTCACCAGGTCACAGGCTTTCGGATTGGCGACAAGGAAGCTGCCAAGCGAGCTGATGACCTACTGGACACCTTCACCTATGGCGTGTCAATCGCGCTGGGAGACCCTGACGGATGGTAGAGCTAGTTGGAAACGTGGGGGTAGACCCCGGCATGCCGGACGGGGTGGCCCCCGGTCCCTTCATCCTCGTGGGGACACCCGAGTTTAAGAACGGGAGGCTGGTCGCCTTTCACCTGGACAAGTATGACTATACCTTTCATGTGGACTTCAACGAGTGGGGCCAGCTCGGTCAGGGTAAGCAACACCAGGTCACGGCCTCCTCGGTCGTACACCGAGCCCGTCCCCCGGTTGGTGACGTTAAGGCCGAGCAGGCGAGAGCCCAGAGCGGGTTCCGCTGATGTCCAATATCACTACGGGCACATCACTCGGGAACGCTCTGGACCAGCTCATGGGCTCGGCGGAGATCATCCCGGGGGACGAGCCGAGCTATCAGCTCTGCAAGATCATATACACGCATCACCCTCTCGGGGCCAAGATGGCCGAGAGCCCGATCAACATGGCCCAGGCTCAGGAGCGGGAGATCACGGTCCCCAACAGCCCGGAGGAGCGGGTCCGGGAGCGCTTCTTATTCGGCTGGAAAGAGTTGATGGCGGACCGCCACATCTTCAACGCCATGCGCCTCAGCCGGGTATACGGTGTCTCCACCCTTGGTATGATGGTGGAGGGCGTGCCGCCCCGGCAGCCGGTCAAGTATGAGAACCTGCCTGAGCTGAATATTCAGTTCAACGAGTGGGACCCGCTGAACACGGCTGGCTCCATCGTTCTAAATCAGGACCCTAACGCGGCGGACTTCCAGAAGAAGGTCTCGCCCGTCGTAGTCAACGGAACCGCGTATCATCCCTCCCGGACGGTGGTGATACTCAACGAGGACCCGATCTACATCTGGTATACCTCCTCGTCCTTTGGCTACGTGGGGCGCTCGGTGTACCAGAGGGCAGTGTTCCCGCTGAAGTCGTTCATCCGGACTATGATCACGGACGACATGGTGGCCCGGAAGGCGGGGCTTCTGATTGCCAAGCTAAAGCAGGCGGGCAGCACCATCAACAACCTCATGGCCCGGGTCACGGGTGTGAAGCGCAACCTGCTTAAGATGGGCGAGACGAACGAGGTCCTGTCGGTCAGTGCGCAGGACAACGAGGACGTCACCACCCTCAACATGCAGAACATCGACGGCGCGGGGGGCTGGGCCCGAAAGAACATACTGGAGAACATTGCGGTGGCGGCCGATATGCCTGCGATGCTGCTCAACCAGGAGACGTTCGCGGAGGGGTTTGCGGACGGCACCGAGGACGCCAAGGCGGTCGCGCGGTACATCGACCGGGTCCGTGTCCAGATGTCGCCCCTGTACGACTTCTTCGACAAGATCGTCATGTACAAGTACTGGTCCCCGGCTTTCTACGCGACCATTCAGGCCGAGTTCCCAGAGTACAAGGACGTGCCCTATAAGAAGGCGTTCATGGATTGGAAGAACTCGTTCAAGGCTAAGTGGCCCTCTCTGCTCACCGAGCCGGACAGCGAGAAGGTTAAGGTGGACGACGTGAAGCTGAAGGCGGCGGTCGCGATCCTGGAGGCCCTAGTCCCGAGCATGGACCCGGAGAACAAGGCCGCCGCCATCGAGTGGGTGATGGACAACATCAATGACATGAAGTTCCTGTTCACCAACCCCATGATCCTCGACATCGACGCCCTGCGCGAGTACGTGCCGCCTCAGCCCGCCATGGGTGGGGAGGAAGGTCAGGAGCCCAAGCCCAAGGACGAGGGCTCCGGCTTTGGCCGCGCTGATTCCGCGCTGGCTCGCTACGAGGAGGCCTCGGCTCGGCTACAGGCCCCGGCAGCGGCACGCCTCCGGGCACGGCAGGTGGCAAAGATTGCCGCGAGGTCGGGCAGCAACATCTACGAGCTAGTGGACCATGCGGTCCGCTCGGCTCAGGCGGCGGGAGGCAAGTAGTGGCCCCCGGTCCGCAGAAAGAGTTCTTCGCCGTCCTCACCGAGGCGATCAACGACATGGTCGCCCACGGCTTTGACTCTATGGACCGCGTGCGATACTGGACAGAGCAGATCAGGTTGGCTGCCGAGCGGGCCTCGGCTGATCCCCTAAGGCTGGAGCAGATGCTCTCTGACGCCCTCCACTCAATCTATCGTAAGCAGGTAGACGGAGGGACGATACTCCGACAGCACCCCGGAGTATCCCGGTTCACACTGGAGAAGGTCCGCCCGGCCCTTCGCGCTGAACTGGATCGGCGGATCATGGCGGCAGCCAACCTGATCAAGCTCAACCGCGAGGACGCGATTGACAAGACCCTGAAGCGGTTCCAGGGCTGGTCCACCTCGCTCCCGGGTCGGGACAACGCGAAGTCCACTGACCGGCCGGAGGTGCAGGCTGACCTGCGAAAGGCCATGAAGCAGGACAAGTTTGAGGTTAACCGTGTCCTGATAGACCAGGGCCACAAGCTCAACGCCTCGCTGGGACACGTCCTGGCCGAGGGCGGCGGGGCCATCGCGCTGATCTGGCGCTCCCACTGGAGGCAGCCCGGGTACAACTACCGGGAGGAGCACAAGGAGCGGGACGGGGTCGTGTACCTATTGCGTAACAGCTGGGCCGCTGATCGGGGCTACGTCAAGCCCGGGGATGGCGGCTACTACGACAGCATCACTGCGGTGGCAGAGGAGCCGTTCTGCCGCTGCAACGCGCAGTGGCTCTATCACCTTCGGGAGCTACCTGCGAACATGATCACCATCAAGGGCCAGGAGGCGCAGGCGGCGGCCCGCCGCGCCCTCGCTTCGTAATCAAGGGAAACGAACATGCACGGACTGACTTTACTTCTAGTCATCATACTCATCCTCGCACTTGTGGGCGGTGGCCTTGGCTGGCCGGGCACGACCATCAATCAGCGCCCCTACTACGGCGTGGGGCCGGTCTGGGGCGGCGGCGGCCTCGGTCTCGTGCTAGTCATAGTCGTGATCCTCATCGTCCTCGGGAGGCTCTGAGGCATGCCGACCGTTGACGAGATGATCACCCACGGCGACACGACCCGTGAGCGGGTCCACCCCTCGCCCAAGTTGTCCACGCCCCCCCGGCCCCTCGTGATCGTGGTGGGGGCCGACAAGGGTGGGGTGGGCAAGACTACCGTATCCCGGACGGCGGAGGACTATCTCGCCCGCTACAAGTCTCTCCACAAGACCTACGACACAGAGTACCCGAAGGGTGACCTGAAGCGCTTTGTCCCGGCGGCCGACATCATCGACGTCACAAAGGTTGATGACCAGATGAAGGCCTTTGATAGCGTGGACGGCGTTACGCTGGTGGACATCAAGGCGGGTCAGATGTCGGACCTCATCTCCGCATTCGGTCGCACGGGCCTCCTGGACGATATCCGGGGGGGAGAGCTGAACCTGGCCGTGGTTCACGTCCTAGGGCAGAGTGTTGCCTCGCTCAACGAGGTCGCGGCCATGATCGCGGCCCTTGGAGAGGGCAGCCACTACTACCCGGTGAAGAACCTGATCGACACCTACGGCTACGAGCAGTGGGAGAAGGACCCCCACTTTGCGAAGGTCCTCGCGACGTTAGAGCCGGTGACGATCACGGTGCCGCACCTGGAGACCCGGGCGGCCATCGAGGTCCAGCAGGCGGCCATGGGGTTCGACGCCTTCGGGCTGGATGCCCGTTACTCGAAGATGTGTCGGGGCTACGTCCGGGACTGGATGAAGAACGTGTGCGCGGAGTACGACCGCGTGGGCCTCGGCAAGCTGGTAAGGAGCGCCTCACGTGTCGCTTGAGACTGGAAAATCTTCAGCCGCCTTCTCACAGAACGTGAAGACAGAGATGGCGGCCGGGAAGCCCCAGAAGCAGGCCGTGGCGATTGCGTATAGTGAGGCTCGTAAGGATGCCAACCCATATCGATCCTGGGCCGAGTGGAATGAGGTGTACACCAAGCTACTTCAGAAGCGGAACGTAGCTCAGAGGGATATTGATAAGTTTTGGAAGGCGGGTGAGGAGAAGCTGCAACAGAACGCTCGCAATCGTTTAGCTAAGGCTGAGTCAGACCTAGCTGAGCATCAAAAGCATTACATACCCTCTACTCCCACTTATGCTTTTGGGAGCCGTAGGGATAGTGCCGATAATAGCACCATCCCCGTCGGGGTGAACGATACAACCGTACCCGCTCCGCGCTCGGACGGGGAGACAGCCAGGGCGGAGAGAGCCATGCGAAGCGACGTGATTTCCAAGGTCTGTGATGCCGCCGTTCGGGTCGCGGACCGCTGTGCGAGGTACATGGACAGTATGGAGGCCCGCCGGGATGCGGATGAGAGCCCCGGGTCCAAGCGGGAGCACGCGCTGGTAGAGGCGCGGGGCAAGGTCTCACGCCTCCAGAAGCAGATGGATGAGATGGCCGCCGAGAAGGGCGAGGCGATTAAGACCGAGCTGGAGGCCGCGAAGGAGACGCTGGCCCAGCTGGAGGGCGGCGCGGTGGAGAAGGACGATAAGGTGTCAGTGGCGAGTGCGGAGGATAAGGCCAAGGACAGCAAGTCAGTGAAGGATAGCCTAGCCGAGGCCCGGGCTCACCTCGTGAGCCTCCAGGGGTCGCGTGTGGATAAGAACAGCACAGGGACCTCGCGGAGTGGCAACCCACTTGACTGACTCAGACACCATAGTCGGCGCGGGTGTGATGTTCCTCACAAAGGACCATCGTGCCTTGTTCCTCCAGAGGTCGTCCGAGGGTGACCACGGCGGGGAGTGGTGCCTACCCGGCGGCAAGGTGGAGAAGGGCGAGAACCTGGAGGCCGCCGCTCGTCGCGAGTGCGAGGAGGAGTTGGGGGGCAAGGCCCCGGCCGGGCCGCTCTCAGAACTAACTCGAACACGGCGGCTGGAGGGCGTGCCGTCCGAGGTAGTCCCCGAGGGGGCTGCGGCTGAAGCGGCCGGGGTTGGCCCTCCCTTGGCCCCGGCCGCCGAGGCTCCGTATGTTGTGGACTTCACTACCTTCGCGCAGAAGGTGGACAAGCCCTTTGAGCCGGTGCTGGACGCGGAGCACGTCGCCTATGCCTGGGTACCAGTCTCCAGCCCGCCGATGCCGCTCCACCCCGGGGTCGCGGTATCGCTCCGCCGGTTGAATGCCAACGAGCTAGACGTGGCGGAGATGATCCGCGACGGTCTGCTGGTCTCCGGTCAGGCATTCCACGGCATGACGCTCGTGGCCATGCGAATCACGGGGACGGGCCTCGCCTACCGGAAGGCGCGCAAGGAGTACGTCTGGCGCAAGCCGGACCTCTACCTCAACGAGCGCTTCCTGCAGCGCTGCAACGGGCTCCCGGTCATCATGGAGCACCCGAAAAAGACTGATTTGAATAGCGCGGAGTTCCAGGACCGGGTGGTGGGGGTGATCTGCCTTCCCTACATCGTCAATGACGAGGTCTGGGGCATCGCTAAGATTTACGACGACGCAACAGTCAAGATGTTGAGAGACAACCAACTCTCCACCTCCCCGTCCGTTGTGTTTCGTAATCCCAACGAGACCAACACCAAGCTGATCCACGAGGACGGCTCGGTGATGCTCGTTGAGGGAGACCCCCAACTGCTAGACCACCTGGCTATATGCCCGAAGGGGGTCTGGGACAAGGGCGGGGAGCCGCGTGGTATAGCTTTTGAAACCATTGGAGATAGTGACATGACTGACGAAGAAAAGAAGACTGCAGAGGCAAAGGCCGCGCAGGAGAAGAAGGACGCGGAGACCCAGGCCCTTCAGGACAAGGCTAAGAAGGACGCCGAGGAGGCCGAGCGCAAGAAGGCCGACGCAGAGGCGGGTGAGAAGCGGGACAAGGTCCTGACCTGTCTCGACAGCGTCTCCAAGCGCATGGACGCCTACGACGAGAAGGAGAAGGCCCGCGCCGACGCCGAGGCAGAGGAGAAGCGCAAGGCGGGCGATGAAAAGCAGATCGCCATGGACAAGGCCAAGAAGGACGCGGACGAGAAGATGGCCATGGAGAAGTCTGAGAAGGACCGCAAGGACGCGGAGGAGAAGTCCCGCAAGGACAGCGAGGACGTTCGTGCGGCGATCAAGGCTGTCCAGGACGCCCTGCCCAAGCCCCAGACGGATGAGGACCTCAACACCCTAGCCGACTGCCAGATGCGGGCGGACAGCGTCATGTCTCTCCACGGTCAGTCCGCCTCCCGTCCGCTGCCGGGGGAGACCCCCATCTCCTACCGCCGCCGGTCCGCCTCGGCCCTCAAGGCCTTCAGCCCGAAGTGGAAGGACATTGACCTCGCGGTCATCCATGATAGCGCCTTCGAGAACGTGGAGAGCATGATTTACGCGGACGCGGAGGCCGCCGGCAACAACCCGGTGGACATCCCGGTGGATGTGCTCCGGCCGATTACCCGACGCGACGTCACTGGGCGCCAGATCACCACGTTCCAGGGTCGCCCCGGGGCCTGGATGAAGGGGAACCACACCAAGCGCAAGCTGCTCGGCATCCGCAACGCCTGATTACGAAGTGCGAGGGGGTTCCCGCCCCTCGCCCCTTTGTAAATCGCTTCACCAGACATAAGGAAGTCCCACATGTCCATCGCATTTAACCCGGTGATCACGACCAACGCCCCGGGTTCGTTCAACACCTCCTCGGAGGGCTACATCCAGGGCACCGCCCTGAACGACCCTGCCATCCGCAACCAGCTGGCGGGCGGCTACGCCGCGCTAACCGATCCCGAGCCCTTCTGGGGCGGTGTGGCCATCTCGGAGAATATCCCGACGGCTCCGAGCGCGGCCACCCCGCATCCTTCGCTCGGGGGAGCGCTCGTTCACGCCACCCAGGTCGCAGGGTCTACTCCGGCGGCGGGCGACATCACCGGCTTCACCGTGTTCGATCAGGATCACTCCATGATCAACACCCCACAGTCGCCCGTCCCGCTGGCGACCTCGGGCATGGGGGTCAACTTCTACCGGCTCGGGACGGGAGCCCGCATTGCGGTCGCCTGCGACCCGTCGCTGGTGGACCTCGAAGGCAACATTATCACCCAGCAGGTCTCCTGGGACTTCGACATCCAGGCCCTGGTCCCCTTCGAGGCGTCCGAGGCTCAGATTGCGATCACCTCGCAGACCTGGTCCAACACGGGCGGAGGCCAGGTGGCGGTCGTCACCGCAGCGGCGCACAACCTCGCGGTTGGTGACCACGCGGTCATCGCAGGCGCGGTCCCGGCGGGCTACAACGGGGACGTAATCGTCACCGCGACGGCCGACAACACCCACTTCATCTACGCTCTGGCCGTGGAACCGGGCGGGGTCTCTCCCGCGACGACTGCTGGCCACATCGTGGCGGGAGGCGGCCTGCTCCCGGTCCGGGTGCTGGACGTCAACATCGGCAACTCCATGACCGTCGTCTACGACCCGGTCAGCGGCTTCGCCACCTGGAACCGCAGCGGCTCCTGCGCCATCATCCTGATCTGAACCGCCATCGGTCAGACATCACAGAAGGAGAAGTAGACCATGGCGAATATCTCGCCCGCCTTTGTGACGGTGAACCCGTCATACATTGCTCCGGACATCATCCTGCCCTACACGCAGGCGTCCGGAGCGTTCGACACCCTCGCTGAGGGTGAGCCGCTCGTCCGCCTCTCCGAGGGCGACCTCTACGTGTACATCAAGCGCATTGATGTCCGCACGAAGGTCTCCGCCGGTCAGTCGGCCTACAACCTGCTGCCCTCGATCAGCACCACGCTGTCGATGATCAGCACCCCGTCGTACCTGCTCCGGGTTCGTGGCGAGTACGACCACCACGACACGGCGGCTATGAACCGCTGGGGCGTCTCGATTGTCGAGGCCCAGCGCCTCGGCATGCGCCAGGGTCACTTCCAGCTCGCCAGACAGGCGCTCCTCTACGGCTTCCAACCGCAGAACGGAGAGGGTCTCGTCTACACCCAGGGCGCGACGGCGGTGGCTCTCCCGGCCGACAGCAACATGCACGACACCGTGGTCACCTACGACCCCGGACAGATGGGCATCTTCCTGCTGTCGCAGATCAGCTCGCTCAAGACCCGGACAAATCAGCTCGGCATCGGTCACGAGTTCACCATCCTCGGCCCGCAGCGCGTGTTGTCCACCTTCGAGTACCAGGGCATCGTCCAGGTCACCGACTTCCAGCGGGAGGGTGCCGGTTCTACCAGCACCGCCGGCATGGTCAAGGATGTCCTGGCCATGAACGACGACACCGTGATCTGGGTATACGACGACACCCTGATTGGCAAGGGTCAGGGCGGCCACGACGCAGTCCTGATCGTCATGCCCGAGGTGAAGAAGCCCCAGGGCTCGAAGATCAACACCAACGAGTTCGCCAAGCTGGCCCCCGGCATGGAGGCCTGCACTCTCATGTACTGCGACATGGCGGCTCCGCGTGAAATCCCGACGCCCCTGCCCGGCGGCGCGATTGACGTCCTCTCGGAATGGCGCATCACCTCTGGGTGGGGCGTTCGTCCGGAGACCATCACCATCATCTCAATGCAGTACTCGTAAGGGCGTAACCGCCCCCCACGTCCCGCGAGTATTGTCTGCGCTCGGGTCCCCCACCCCGCTCGCAGTTGCCTCCCCCCGGTTACAACCGGGGGGAGGGAGGGGGTTCAGATATACAAGGGAGACTAGCCGTGACTAATGTTAATATGTACATCGCCAACTGTTCGTCCCAGAACGTGGACTTCATCTACCGCATGCCCCGAACGCCTGCGCCGCGCATGCAGAATATTCCGATTGGGCGTCAAATCAAGATCAGCGGAGACCTCCAGGCCCCGGACATTGAGATGATCCTGAAGCAGCACGCCAAGTACGGGCTGATTCACGTCTCAGAGATTGATCGCACCCGGCCCTATGCGGGCATGTGCTGGTCAGAGAAGCCCATCTCAGTGGAGCGCCTCAAGAGACAGTGGCTCCATAATCAGGGTGTCCTTGCCGAGCGCGGTAAGACCCAGCGCCAGCAGGCGGCGGTGGCCACCATGGAGCAGATCAACGAGAGCTCAGGCGGTAATGCCCTCAAGGCCCTGGAGATGTCTGTGGAGGAGGTCCCGACCGAGGGCAAGCCGGATACAGACTTCGCCGAGGGTGTGCGCGTCACGCCTGACCTGGAGGAGACCGGCGGCAAGGGAACCAAGCCGGGTCGCGGCAAGTCCCGTAGTCGGGAAGATTAGCTTCTCGTGCCGTACCCCAGGCCCACGTTAACCGGCTTCACGACCTTCGTTCGAAACGAGATGGGCATACCCACCTCTGTTCTCCCGGACGGGTCGCAGTGGATAACGTGGGCGTTCAATCAGGCCATAAGTCTGGTGAATCACCAGATCAGGGTTGTGCCCCTCCAGTATCTCCTCGCGGTATACAACCTGGCGGGGGACACCCTGGTCAACATAGCTCAGGACGAGCCGGACGCCCCGGCGGTTCCGAACTCCAAGCCTCCCCTCCCCTTCTTCGCCTGGACCCGGCGGAGGCTAAACCTCAACTCGTTCGTCACCGGCGTGATCAGCTCTACCTCGGACGAGGGGACGAGCGAGAGCATGGTGGTCCCGGACTGGGTCAAGAATATGACGCTGGCGGACCTCCAGCTGGTGAAGACACCGTGGGGTCAGAAGTACCTCGGCATTGCTCAGGCAGTCGGCTCTGATTGGGGCCTCAGTTAAGGAGACGACATGGCGACGCAGAACCCACCCTTTGAGCGAGACAACCCGCTCTCGGCCATCCCGGTCTATCTCGTAGGACCCGGGGGCGTGTCCTCCCAATCCCTCGGGTTTGACTCAGCGGCGATTACGAACGCGGCGGCCATCCCGCTCCCGGGCAACGGAGCGGTGCCCGACGGTGCCGCCTACGCGGTCGTGTCCTCTCCCGTCGCCTTCAACTGGAGGGCAGACGGAGCCGCCCCGACTGGTGCGGCGGGCATCGCTCAGCCTGCTAATACTCCCCTGACGGTAGGGGAAGCGGACTTCGCGGAGTTCCAGGCCATCGGCCTCGGAGCGAACAGCACGCTGAACGTCAATTACTATGGCCTGGGAGCGTCTGGAGCATGACGCTCACGCTACACCTCGGGGTCACGGAGTTGCCGTATAACTACGGTGACAAGGCCATGACTACCGGGGATGTGGCGGAGATACTAGAGGCCAAGTACGAGGTCATGCAGCAGTTCTACGATCACCACCAGCAGCAGATCGCGGACGACCTCGCGGAGGGCATGTTGGGCGTTCTAGAGAGCACTCTTATGGGGGCTCCGCCCACGATTGACCCCTACGGCTCCGGGACCTCGAAGGGCGAGCAGACCTTCCGGGACTTCCTGGACCGGAAGGAGATTGAGAGCTACGGAATTGCCGGGGTCCCGACCCAGGCCGCGCTGAAGGGCGTCTCCCACCGCTTCAAGCGCCCCTACAAGAAGCGCCCGCCCCGGCCCTCGTTCATCGACACGGGGCTATATCAGAACTCCTTCCGCATGTGGGTGAACTGATGCCGACGCTGGACGAGGTCCTGGAGAACCCGAAGAACTCCAGCTTTGCCGCGAACGCCGCGACGGGGGTTCAGGTCCTGTCCGACGACCAGGAGCTGGTCTTTGACCTCTACGTCCGCACCGTCCTCCCGGCGGATGGGTTTGTGTTCTACGTCAAGGCGACGATGCTGTCCAAGTCCGCTCTAGTGGGTGCCCTGAAGCTGAACAACGTCAACCTAAACCAGGCCGGGAAGATACTCTCAGGGGGGTCGAACTCCATCACGGTCTCGGGCTCCTTCCACTACAACGCCGTGAAGCGCCAGGAGGAGGCGCTGGAATACACGGCGGTGGAGGCGGTGTTCACCTCGCTCACCGAGGTCAACGACCTCCGTGACGTGGCCCCGGGCACGGCCTACATCTGCACCTCGAAGGGTATGACGTTCGCGTTCGGCAGCCAGGGCTACTTCTACAAGAAGGCAGACCTGTTTCACTACCGGGGCACGGCGGTCTACTCGGACCTCCTCACTCAGGTCGTGGACAACGCGGGCCTGGCCGATCTAGGCCAGCAGGTCGTCTCCAACTCACTCCCCATCTGGCTGGGGTTCAACAGCTACAGCACCTTCTACGGCTTCCGGTCCGCCGGGATCCCGCTCTACCCGTCGATGCAGCTGCCGTTCAACCTCGTCCCGCCGTTCGGAGCGGTCCACGTCGTCCCGGAGACCACCCAAGGTACTGCCTCCGCCCCCCGGCTATCTTCTGACTTGTCTCACAGTCAGTTCTGCTCGGAGACGGTCCGGGTCACGTTCTCCGGGGTCCGCAACAACGCGGCGCTGGACTTCATGGACTTCGTCAATCAGTTCACGCTAGACACGGAGGCGTTTGGGCTGCGCAACATCCCGACCATCCGGGACGAGAAGTTGAGAACGCAGCCGGAGCTGGGCATCTCCGCCCAGCGCAAGACGGCTACCTTTGAGATCAACTACCACCAGCACCGGGCGAGGCAGATGTCACGGCAGCTGATAAAGACCGTGATACCCACCTACATCATTCCTCTTAACTAGGGACAGATCCAATGGTCAACCCGATTGTTACCGTCAACTTGAACATACTGGCTGCCCCGGCTCCTAGCACGCTACAGCAGAAAGGGGCGATTGTCTCGCAGGGGGGCACGACGTTAGCGGCGGGCAAGACCGCCCTGATCACTCAGCCCTCAGACTTTACGGCTATCGCGGCGAATGCCTCACCCATCACTAGCCTGACTTGGTCCGGCGGTGTGGTCACCGCGACTACCGCAGCACCTCACGGTCTCCCGGACGGAGAGACAATTGACCTAGTCATATCCGGGGCAACCCCGGCCGCGTATAACGGGGGGTTCGCCTGCACGATAACGGGGGCCAGCACCTTCACCTACCCGCTGACCAACAACCCGGGCTCTGAGACGGTTCCCGGGGCCTGGATACCGGGGGACGAGGCGGAGCTGAATGCGGCGGTGGTGACCTACTTTAGTCAGCCGGTGACGGTGGCAATCTCCATTCTGGAGTTGGGAGAGGGTAACCCTGCGGACGGGGTAACGGCCCTGAACACCTACATTGAGGCCCAGCCCACTCAGCCGTTCTATCGCTATATTGTCCCGACCGAGTGGGCCTCCGAGGTGACCTTCCCGCCCTTCGGAAACACGTTCGCCAAGACTAACTCCAAGACCTACTTTCACATCAAGGTTAACCAGGAGAACTACACCAACTTTGCGAATATGAAGTGGGCGGTTACCTACATGGACGCCCCGAATGTCCCCGCGACTGAATACGGCACGGCCTGGATGTTTGCTGTCTTGCTCAACCTCTCTCCTGCCCCAACGAATAAGGTGACGCCCACCGCATTTGCGTTCGGGTTCAATATCACGCCTTACCCGGTCGCGGGCAATAACGCCCTGTTCACCGCGCTCAAGGCGGCGGGCGTCAACTGGGCCGGAACCGGAGCCGAGGGTCAGCTAACCAATATCATCCTGTTCTACGGCACTACTATGGACGGCCGGGATGGCTCGTTCTGGTACGGTGTGGACTGGGTCCAGATCAACATTGACATACGGGTCTCGGCCGCTGTGATCAACGGGTCGAATAACCCCATCAATCCCCTGTATTATGATCAGTCGGGCATCGATCAGCTCCAGCAGGTCGCCTATGGGGTGCTGACGGACGGGGTCACCTTCGGGATGATCAATGGGACGGTCCAGTCCGTGGGGTTAGACGCCCAGACCTTCAACAACAATATCAACACCGGGGTCTACGCGGGGATGGCGGTCATCAACGCCATCCCGTTCGTAGACTATGTGGCCACTAACCCGAGCGACTTCCCGGTGGGCACCTATAACGGCTTTGCGGTGCTGATGGTCATGCAGCGCGGGTTCATCTCCATCCTATTCGTTGTCAACGTGACGGACCTCCCGTCACAGTAACCTCAAGGAGCTAGATCACCATGGCCGGCAATCCCCTAGTCGCCCAGGGCCAGCTTAATCGTCTCAAGGCATCCATCTCTTGGGACGATTTTCCTGCGCTCAACATCACCGCCTCCTACCTCGGGCGACAGGCCATACGCCTAGCCCTCCAGGGAGTCGCCTCCAAGGGCATCGAGACCATGACCGGCCTCGTTCAGTCCCCGGAGGCCTATCAGATGTGTGAGATCAGGGCTAGCTTGATCAAGGCACAGGCCCTCGCGGACGCATATAAGCGCCAGCAGGAGGCCACCGCCCTTCTGGGCAACTGCACCGTCCGACCAGACAGCACCATCCTATCGCCCTACCCGATCTTGAACTGCTCCATCCAGAACGTGGAGGCTCAGGAATATTCGGGCGAGAGCGAGGCATATGTGGTCGTGTTCTCTGGGTACTACCTAATCAACGCCAACCTCTGGGACTAGCATGGATAACCCGCAGCTGGCACTACCACAGCAGGTCAAGAAGATCAACAAGCAGCTCGCCCTTGTCCTACCGTTGGACGTGGGCGACCGGGTTCACTACGTCTATAGCCAGCCTCTCCCGCCCGAGGTGTTCAAGCGCTACTGGCTGATCTTCTCCAAGACCTTCGCTACAATCTACAACGAGAACCTGACCATGATGGCTGGTCCACGCATAGCTGCGATGGCTATGAGGGAGTTTGCGACTACTCATGGCCTGCAGGACGAGGTGGAGCTGGGAGTTTTCGGAGAGCTGAAGCGCCTCTCCTACGTCATCCACCCGGTAGAGGGCAAGGGCTGGCAGCAGCTCATGCTGGACGACGCCCTGAAGGCTAATCTTCTCTCGGCCGAGGACATGGACGAGGTTGAGAACATCCTGACTTTTTTTACTGTGACCTGGTCCATGCATCGCGGGGGGACGAGGGAGGCGATGATTGGCGGGGCTGCAAGACTTTGGGATGCGCAAACTACATTATCAACCTGTTCGGAGTTCGTCGCTTCCTTGCCGAAATTGACAACTGCCGTCAATTCTGGCGTGACGGTCAAGGTGGCATAGTTTCCTGGATACTTGATTGGGCCTCAACGGAGGGTTTTGCGGACTACATGAAGCAGTCGGACAACGAGGAGTTCCACTACTCCTCGGCTCACCAGTACCGACAACGAGACCTAATAAAGCTATTAGCCTTAATCAGGGGAAAGTGACATCGTGCCGGTCCGATCTATCATAGACATCGACGTTAATGACACGGCGTTCACCCGCTTTAACAAGATGTTCCAGCAGTATCAGACCGCGCTCAAGTCCACCCCCATGGACTGGAAGAAGATGGCTGAGGCTCAGCAGCAGGGCGTCAAGGGCTTCAGGGACCTCGTCCTCCAGCAGGCAGCCTCCATCGGGAAACAGAAGCTACTCAACGAGGCCCACCAGGCCGCCAACCGCCTGCTACGCTCCAACGCGGACGTATGGAGAGATATCAACCGCTCCACAGGTGAGGCAGTGGGCAAGGTCGCGGCCATCACGTCCTCGCTCCTGAAGTGGACTGCCCTGACCAGCGTGTTCTCCGGTCTCCTCGGAGCCGGAGGCCTATTCGGCATTGAGCGGCTGGCCGAGGGTGTCGCCTCCGGCCGCCGGTCGTCTCTCGGCACAGGCATCAGCTATGGGCAGCAGGCGGCCTTCGGGCTCAACTTCGGTCGTCTCGTAGACCCGGGCTCATTCCTCGGGGCGGTGAACGAGGCCCAACACGACGTCACCAAGAGGAGCGCCCTATATGGAGCGGGTCTCAGCAATCGTGATATCGATAACCAGAACAGTGCACAGGTCGGCTCTCAGCTACTGACCCAACTCAAGAAGATCGTGGACAGTACCCCCGAGGCCCAGCTAGCCCAGGTGCTCCAGGCTCGTGGTCTAAATCAGTTTCTCAGTCTACAGGACGCCCAGCGCCTGCGCAACACGAGCCCGGCGGAACTGAAGCAGCTCCAGGCGGGGTTTGGTGCGGACCAGAACACGCTAGGTCTGTCCCCAGGCAACGCGAAAATCTGGCAGGACTTCTCTACCCAGATGGAACGGGCGGGCTCCACCATTGAAAATACGTTTGTCAAGGGTCTACAGCCCCTGATACCGTCCCTGAATGACCTCTCCGTAGGGGCTACCAAGGCCGTCTCCGCCTTCCTAACCGCCCCCAAGCTAAAGGAGTGGATTGAGGACCTAGCTGTTGGTCTGGAGAAGGGGGCCAAGTACCTCGGCTCCCAGGACTTCCAGGACAAGGTCGTGGCCTTTGTAGACGGGCTGGGGGTCATCGCGGACTACGTTATCAAGGTAGCGGGTTGGGTAGGCGGGACCCCGGCGGCGGCCGGCAACTTGACTAAGTCGTTCGCGGGCGGGGGCGGTGGCTCCTACAACTCGCTCGGCTACCCCATACCCTCAACAAGCAATAATCCGGGCAACCTCCGGCCGCCTGGCTCATCTACTGGCTTCCAAAGCTTCTCTTCTCCGGAGGAGGGATATCGGGCCATGGCCCGGCAGCTCGCGCTGTACCAGAACCGCGACCACCTCGACACCATAGAGCAGATAGTCAGCAAGTGGGCACCTCCTAACGAGAACGACACTAGGTCCTACATTGGAGATGTCTCTCACCGGACCGGGTTCGCGGCCAACCAACGCCTGGACCTGAACGACCAGGAGACGATGTCCAAGCTCATTGCGGCGATTGCGCACCACGAGAACTCTAAGAATAGTATCAACCCGAACGATGTCAAGATAACAATATATGGAGCCCCGGGCGGCAACACAGTA